AAAAATATATATATATTGTTAAACTTTTTTGAAATCGTGGCTGGCTAGGCCCTTTCCTCTATATCCAATTTTAGTGTATAATGCCCCAAAAGGCAAACTATAGGAATCTGCCGTCTGTGCCTACGTGCCTTGCATACTTTACTTCAAGTATTACATCTGCTGATAAAAAGCCTGCTAGCTCCTCTGAAGGGGCCGTAGGGGATATGTCTGCAACAAATATGCTGTAAAATTTAAACTTTTGAGATATTCCGCTATACCGATTAGCATCCCTTGCAGACTCATCCATTCTTCTATATAGATCTGTCATTAGGTTTCTAATTTGGTTGATCTCAGATATATCTGTTGAATATATGGTAAATAGGATTTGTTCACAGCATATGACCCAGTTATCCTCGTAAGACATGCCTATCTTATCGTATACTATATGCTTTTTTCCGCTCAAAAACTGATTCATTTCTGGTTGCTGTTGAACTGGAATAATTGGAATAAGCTCTTCGCCCAGATTATCGCTATAGTAATCTGATGCCTCAAATAGGTCATTAGACTTAAGCTGACTCCATAAATGCTTACGAAGATCTAGCATTACATCATAATTATAATCCGTTGTCATTTGAGCCTCCAAAAGCTAGTGCAAGGGCTGTCTCAGCCTGCATGTTGACTGTATTTGGTGAAAAAGAATATTTAACCTTTTTAATATCTGCTGGCAATTTTATTGCCTTGCTTACAGATGAATTAAATATTTGCTGAAACTTTGAATTTTTGATTGATAGGTTTACAAGATTACCAGTAAAGAATCTAGCGTACTCTATCTTATATCTTCCAGTAGCTTTTCCGCCGCCTGGTCTTTTAACTACAACTGGCATACCTTTAGGCATTCTAATAACAACGCCATCCATTTCAAAAACAAGTCTTTCTGCATTTTTAGGTCTAATCGTTACTGGATTTCCAGCCTCCATCACGGAAGCTTTGTTTGTAAATACATGTCTTGCTTTACCAAAGTTTGTTGGAACCATTGATTTAGATGGCTTGAATTCAGAAACAATTTTAAAAGAAAGTCCCTCTGTTCCAGCTATCTTTAAATCAAATAGTCTTGCTGATGGGGTTCCAACCTTTTTCCATTCGTAGACATGATGCAAACTTTTAGGGTTTGTTCTAGCTTGAGAGTCTACATAGTTTCCAAAATCTTTTTTAATCTGTGAAAACAAAATGCTTTGAAATTTTGACTGAAATTGTTTATTAGTTATTATCTTTGAAACAACAGATGCTTGATAATATATAGCTGCAGATATTTGAGCTACTGTGCTATCTTGTAAAATTGTGCCCTTAGTTCCACCCATGGTTTTCTGTAAACCACTGGCTGCTTTTACTAATACGGCACTAGTATCCAATTGTTTGATTTTCCGATCTTTTCACAGTAGTATTGTAGCCAACAACAGTTCCGAAAGGATCTGTCATTGGTGTTGATCCCATAACCTCAAAAACTGTTGGGGTGTCTGTTGGAAAGTTTGCCTCTACCCAGATGCTTGTGCCATCTGAGCCAAGTATGTTTGTAATCTTTTCACGAAGGCTTACTTTTTCTGTTGTTCTAATTTGAAGAATCTGATCATTTGTATATCTATTACTTAAGACCTGCTTATCACCAGTTCTTGTTGAAGCAGAGTTTGATATGACGCCTTTTGCATGACATGCCATACTTCTGTCATATTGCCACTCTCTTTTAAGAGCACCAGTATTTGAGTCTTGGTAGTCTACTTGCTTGTAAACATCCATCTTCATGCTTAATACTGAATCTATAATATTAAACATTAGATAACTACCATCTGATTGATTACATAAGGCAATAGAATTTGGTCAACATAAACGTTTCCAGTGCCCCTGTATGTCTCAGAATTATATTCAAACTTCCAGTCAAATGTTGATATGCTCTTCATATACTTGTCTCTCCAGACCTTATCCTTTGAGAAATAATCTTTCATAAGCTCAATTGCTGCAAGCTCAACTTCATCTGGAACTTGATCCCAACCGTATCTACCTGCAACACGATATACGCTATCTTTTGCAAATGCTCCGTTACCCATGTCATTTATAGATGGAGGAATCATACCATTTGCCACATAGACTGTGTTGTCAATCATATCTACACGATTAATTCTTAGCCCAAAACCGCTTTCAGAAATAATAGTGCTGTAGTTCCAGTTATTTACATTGTTAATAGTGTCAACTAGCAACACGTCATTTTGATAAAGCTCATGTAAATCTGCAAGCTTAAATGGCAAAGGCAATACATCTGCTCCTGCACCGTATACGGTATGGACATCGTCGTAGAGACTAAATGTTTGTCCAGTATAATTTTCAATTATCTTTCTTGCATATCTTTCAGCTTCTGCAATTTCAAAATAAGACTTGTAGTTTGGGTCAGAAGGATCCGACCCCAACTTTAAGACATCTCCTGCTTGAGTAATATCAACATAAGGAGTTACAACAAAAAGCTTATGCTCTTTTGTAATAGTAGTTCCATCTACGCTATATTGCCAAACAAGCTTTAACTGTTTATTTCTATCTGTTAGTGAGTGTGGTGGATACACCTCATAAACACCAATATCTGTTTCCATTTTTGTTGGAGTTAATGTTGTAAGAAGTGTTCCTGGATTTATAGCAGGAGTTATTGCTGGGTCTTCCGTTATGTCATAAACTCTAACAACAGGAAGACTATCAGCATCTCTTGGAGAGCCCTTCCAATAAACCTTGTGCTTTACTGGTGAGTTTGTACCTACTAATATCTCCATTTAATAAAGGTTAAGCGTAGTAATCCTGAACTTCTTTAGGGGTTGCTATGCGGAAACCTTCCTCCTTGTCAAAAATTTTCTGAGCATCTTCTTCTGTCATTGCAACAAAAGGGTGCTCCTTTGTAAAAGTGTATCCAACTATATCGTATCTATAATTTTCTCTAGTCATTCTAACTAGAACTGTGTCCTCTGGCTTATCTGACTTTGGATCAAATCTAGGAAGGATTTCTTCTGTTTCAGCAAACTCTTCAGCCGCCTCTTCAACATCTTTAATTGTCTTTTGATATACAGACCATGTTACGCCCTCTTCGGCAAGTGCGGCAATAACGTCTGCCTTGTTCTTAATTCCATCAGTATCAACTGCAAAGTCCTCTGCAATTTTTCTGAGTTCTGCAACTTTTAATGTCTCAAATGACATATATTCTCCTTTGTTAGGTTCTTCAATTATAGCATTGTTAAATTAAAATGAAAAGCCCCCAAAATTAATTGGGGGCCTTTCTAGGGTTAATTCTAATTAAGAAGCAACCTTAACGTTCTTTACGACTACCCAAGCATCAGCTTGTTCGATCTGGACGCCAACACGTGTGTACATTGTGTACTCGATTGAGTCCTTACGTGGCCAGAAGAAACGGTAAACAGTTACATCACGCTTGATACCAATAACTACGTTATTTGGGAATGTCAAGTGGATATCTCCGTGTGAACCAGTTTGTCCTGAGTAATCTCCAGCTTGTGTCTCTGGAAGAAGTGGAACTTCAACAATTGGAATACCAAATGCGAATGGTGCCACATATCCTGCAGGTCCACCTAGTGGTGCAACTCCTCCACGGATAACGCTTGAAGCGATATCTTGTGGAATTGTCTGATTTGTTCCAATGCTGTTAGCATATAGGAAGTCTTGAATCAAGTTTGATCCAGCAAGGAAGCGAAGGTCTCCACGACGCTGCTTGTACTTACGTGGCATAGCCTTAAGTGCCTTGTTGAATACTTCACGAGAAACTCCAGCACCGTTTGCGTCTACGACACGTCCTGATGCCTTTGCCTTCTTTACAACGCCATCAAATGACTTGTAAAGAGCATCTCCTGTTAGAGCTGTGTTTCCGTTAAGGATAACATCTTCGATGTCATTTCCTGCTTGTGTTGCCATCAAGCGGGCAATGTGATCTTCAAGGTCTGCACCTTCAATGTTGTCTTCTAGAGACTCTGTTGAAAGCTCCCAGTCCATACGAAGCTTCTTTGTTGTCAAAGAGATCTTTGAGAAAGTTACTGCACTGTTTTCACCAGTGTTTTCTCCTTCTGATGCGAGGCGCATAAGCTTCTCGCCAATTGACATGCGGTCAATCTCTGCTGTGTCTGCCTTAAGTCTAACTGTGCGGGCAACCTTACCGATTACGGTTGCGTCGAACATATAGTCTAGGAAGCGAGCAGATTGTTCTGGGTTAAGTAGTCCACCGTTTCCGTTTTCGGAAGCTCTGTGTACTCCTGTTCCACCAGTTGTTGAGCCAAATCCAGTTGATACTGTTGCACCAGCTGCGGCTGCTTTTTCTAATAGTTCATTGCTCATATTATTTTACCTACCTTAGTTAAATATTTCGTTCACGGAACCGAGGAAAGAACCGTTCCATTTAGATTTCTTGATTGTTACTTCCTCTGATCGGCCAAGATCAGAAGACTTCTTAATTGCAGTCTCGGACTCTACTGCATCGACACGCTTTTGTACACCATCAATCGTGCTCTTGATATCTTTTACAGCGCTTGAAAGCACTGTGTGTTGTTCTGCCAACTCTGAAATTCTAGCATCTACGCTCTTGCTAAAAGCTTCAACAGTCTCTTGGATTGTTGTTACTTGTGCTGCATTAACTTCTGATGCCTTGTTTAGAGTTTCTGAAAAAAAGCCTTTTAGATCGCCTAACATCTTTGCAAAATCAGGTTCATCAACCTTATCTTCTGATACGTCGGCTGCTTTTTCCAGAGTCTCGGCAGTTGTGTCTTCTGCTGCTGCTTCTTCTGCAGGAGCATCTTCGACTGCAGGTGCTGCATCATCTGCAACTACTGCTGTCTCTTCTACGGTTGCTTCTGGTGCTACTGCTTCAGCTGCTGCTTCGACTGCTGCATCTTCGACAACTACGTTTTCTGTATTTTCTGACACTTCATTACCTCCTTCTGCGTTTGCCTGTTTTGCTATTTGTGTATCAGGCAACGTAAATCTTGAGTGCTTATATGCATCAAGAATCTTATCAATCTCTTTTGACTTATTAATATCTGAACTTTCAACCCAACCAATTAGTTGAGCTGGCTTTCCAGATACTGGTGAGTCATATGTTTTTTCTGTTGAGATAAAAACAGAATTACTATCTTCACAATAAAAAATATTTTCAGTTGTAACTTCAGTTGCAATTCCTTTAAACATCAATGCACCATTTACTTTTTGAATAGAAATGATATTGCATAGTTCGTTTGCTGGTGAATCAACAATAGAAAGTTCAATTAGATCGTAATCCTTAATAAATCTTACTGTTTGACCGTTTGACTTATTAACTTCTTTATCTGAATCATTAATCTTTCCGCCAATTGAAAAACCTGAAAGAGTTCCGTCAAGAACCTTTTCCCATGTATCTTGTGCACCCTTTGAAATATAAGCATCTACATAAACGCCATTATAAAACTTTTTTGTAGTTGGATCATAATAAGTTTCTGGTTTAAAAGAAACAACTTTTCCAACAGCAACAGAATTATGCATCTCACGAAGGTTCCCTCTAAAATTTTCAAAAGCTTTCATGCTTGCTTCTGCTGTAACAACGTCACCTGTTTGGTCAACGTTATCTAATGTGGCAAATCCAGACACCGTTCTTTTTTCACGGTTAACCTTAGTAAAGGGAACCGATAGACTGATGTTGTCGCCATGACTGGACCACAAAGACTTTTCAATATTCATATGCTTAATTTTAGCGACTTATATATAAAAAGGCAAATAACAGTTGAGTAAAGTTAGTCAACTTGTCTGCCATCACCCTTGGCATTTCTGCCTTCTCCAGAGACATCTGGAGCGGTTGCTTGGCGATCTTGTGATCTTTGTCTGGTATTTCCAGCTTGGGCTTTTGCTTCTGCTGCTGCTTGTGGCTTTAATTCAACAACCTGGTCTCCACCATCAATTGGAATCATGCCCTTTCTGATTCTAACCTCATTAGGCGTAATAACCTGCATGCGTAAATATCTCTCATCAATTTTAGACTGAGTATCTTCATCGGTCAATGTCAGCTCATTAAACTTTAATATTAAGGCATCTGTCTTCTCGTCAAATATTTTATTGATTTTCTTTTCTAAAATCATTTGTGCTGGACGGCAAACCTGCTCTTTAAATGTCTTATCTGCATCACGAGCAACTGCTAAATTAACTCCTTCTGGGGTTCCAATCTTATTAATTGGTACACGGTGAGCAAGAAGTATTTCATCTCTATTTGATTTACGATACTTTTCAAATGAGCCTTCTTGATTGCCCGCTTCAATTGGCTCCATCTTAAACTCAACCTTTGAGTCTGGAGTATCTGATGGCAGTGGTACATAGAGGGATCTATGATTTTTGCCCTTAAGGCCAACTTGGAAAAACTCAAGAAGCTTTCTTTCTGACTCTGGTGAAAGCTTTGCTCCCTTTACTGTAATGATATATCTTGGGACCGCCTTGTTTTCAAAATAGTCTAGGTTGTATCTTCCAGAAAATTCATTACCAGTTAGGGCGACTTGTGCTGCTACAATATCTGGAACGCCATAGTAATTGTTCATTGGTGTATATTTCTTTAAATGAATAATTTCATTTGGTCGGTCTTCTTGTCCAGCAATAGGATTTTCTGTTTCTGAATCACCAAAATTATTAAAGAAAACTGCCTTACCATAAAGCAATTGAATAAAACCATCTCTTAATCTGCGAACACGCATTGTCTTTGCGGGAATATGCCCAATATATCCAATGTTTCCGCCTGTTGTTCTTCCTATTTCAATGTAGCCATTGCCTGTTGCTTCTAAATCTGTATAAACCTTAATTAGTGTTTGAGTAAAGGTATCCTCTTCATTTGTTGTATCAAGCCATGAGTGCAAATCTTGACGCAGCTTGTTAAGCTTCTTACGGGCTCTTTCTAATTGCTTTTCATCTGTAATTGAATCAAATGCATCGTTTGTCTTTTTTGTTTCAATAAAGTCATAGCCTAATCCAACAATGTTAGCAACCTTTGCATTGATTGCTGCATAATTATATGTTGAGACCTCATAGATTTTAGACAGATATTCTTGATTGTATGGTGGTTCAATAAGATCAAACATTGCATA